GAGGACCACCGACGCTACTGGGGCACCATCCGCCCCATAGACGATGACTTCTGGAATCATCACCGACCCGGCGACCGATGGAACTGCAAGTGCACTCTCTCCAATACAGACGAGCCTGTTACGCCTCTTCCAAAAGGGCAAGAGAAGGTTGCAGACAATCCGCAACCTGGCCTCAAAGGTAATCCGGGAACCACTGCGCAGCTGTTCTCTGACGACCATCCGTATTTCCCCGACTCTTGCGAGCATTGCCCTTTCTATGCACCAACCATATCAGACAGATTACATTATATTTTCCAAAATAGGAAGAAGCATTGTAATACCTGTCAATATGTAGACAAGCGCATTGAAAAGATAGCCAACGACAAAAGGGAACTCATCAAGAAACGCAGGGAAGAGTACAGGAGATTGCTCAAGGACGACAGTTACACAGAGGTAAAATTCAATAAGAAAACCGGTGGACTGAGAGCAAATCATATAGGGCACATAACCCATGATGGACCGAAAGCCGAGCGCTTCTTCGAAGAGCTTACATCGACCGACCTTGAAAACGAATGCCAGATGCAGTTGTTTAGAATGGGACATAAAGTTCTTTTCCTGGATGAGCTGAAAAAAAAACGAGGACAGCAGCTGCCAGCACTTGATATGGAGTTGAATGGTGTACTTATGGATATACGCTCTGTAACGGGAAATGGATGGTACTCAAATATCTTTGGAGCGAAGAATGACCAGTTAAGGCGCTTCAACAGCCGAGAGGACATATCTGCAAGTGCAGATTCTCTTTGTTTGTATTTTCATGATGCACGCCTCTTCGACAGGGAGAAAATGAAGAGATCGATCAACTTCTTCAAATATCAAAGAAACAATAATGGAGAGCCTATCGAAAGGTTTCTCAAGCATGTGTATTGCGTAGTTAAAGGGCAAGAAGATATTTTGATATTTGATATTGAATAAAAAAAGCCGGGTTTCTCATGGAACACCCCGGCGCCGGTGGAAATACAAAAGAATAGATTCTCTGTAAATCCACTGCAAACATACAATTTATTTTTGAATAAACAAACAAATGGACGCAAAAGATTTCGTAAAACTCATGAAGCAGCATCAAAGAGGACTAAGAGAACTCATGCGACACCAACTTCCTGTCATTGTCGGGCGTATGGCAAAAGATCATTATCAGGACAATTTCCGTAAAAGAGGTTTCGTCAACAATGGGTTGCAGAAGTGGCCTATTACCAAGCGGCAACGCTCTGGATCCAGCTCGGCCTCCGCCGCATACGGCCCGCTGCTCTCCAAGCGCAATCATCTTTTCTCTTCTGTCAAGTATGTGCCAGGAGATTATCGTGTAAAGGTTTCCAATGAAGTACCATACGCAGCTATACACAATGAGGGTGGCACAATCAACACACATCCTACCGTCACACCCGAAATGCGCAAGATGGCATGGGCAAGGGCGTATGCCATCGCAGGTATCAAGGTCAAGGGGAAGAAGAAAAAGAAACTCCCCAAGGAACTCCCTGCCGAGGCTCGTAAGTGGAAGGCTCTTGCACTCACCAAGAAGACAAAACTCAACATCAAGGCAACCATTCCCCAGCGCAGGTTCCTTGGAGAAAGTGCGGAACTCACTAAGGATATCAATGATAAGATAGAACAGCTAATTACAAAAATTCTAAAAACCTAAAAAATGGAACAAATACTTATTTCAATCCTTGAACTCATTACAAAAAAAATACCTGACCTTTCGATCGTAGACGAGGACTACGGACAGCTTGAGACAGAAGAAGATACTTATCCTGTCACTTTTCCTTGTGTTCTGATAGGCAATATGGAAGCAGACTGGGAAGATATAGGATTAGGTGCACAGAAAGGGATAGTAACATTTACAGCCAGATTTGCCATAGACTGCTATGATGATACTCACATAAAGTCCGGTACTACAGAGAAAGTTGCCAAACGTCTACAAATGGCAAACCATCTTTACACAACGCTACAAGATTCAGTACACAGCGACAACATGGGAGCAATTTACCGGACAAAAAGCCGTTGTTACTCGCTTCCTGGTATGATAAAAGTCTATGAGTATGTTTTTCAGTTTGAATTGCACGATAGTTCTGCAGATGATATTTAAAGCAAAAGGTAAAAGGCCTATGAAACCTTTTACCTTTTTATTTTCCCCGAAGCTTTCTTTTTACTTTTACTTCTGAAAAAGTTCTAACTGCCTTGCGGTTAGATGTGGCATCCTTACCTTGGGAACTGGTAGCACATGAAGATCTTTAATCTCACTGCACTTGCGACGAATAATGCTCATTATTCTTTCTTCACTAATGAAGAACTCCTGCTTTGATAAGATGCGAAGAGCATCATCAAATCGGAGCCGTTTTTCTTCTGTCCAATAGTAGTAACGACGACACAAAGCATTGTCACGCAGTTCTATCAGTTCTTTATTTCTTCCTTTCCCCATATTTGCAAAATTAGTAAACAATTGACTTATTTGCAAGTGTTTCCGACAATTATTAATCAACGAAAAGCCACCCAACAGTCTGTTTACGCATACTGCTGGATGGTTTTTATCGAAAAGATCTTCTTACATTCTGCAAAAACTTGGATCAATACGTTCCCAAACATTTGTTTTTGGATTCTTTTTAGAGAAATAGTAGTTCACAGCGTTCTTTTGCACCACATTAGCCTCTTTGAAGAGGTTCATGATTTCGGAGTATTCACCATCAAATTTGGCTTCCAAGTCGTAGAGCTTAGAAATACTCTTGTAATCAAGGTCACCAGCCTTGTTACGCTCCAGTAATGTCATCGCCATCTGATACATAGGATCATCAGAGCCTTTTTCGCTTTTTTTCATATAACGCTTTAAATAGTCGATAAGACGCTCAGCTGCAAGGTCCGCACGCTCGTCAAAGCCCTTCACCTTGTTGCTCGCTATCTCCAGGCGGAAGTCGCCGTCCGTAATGGTGTAACTGCGCTGGTCGCTCTTCCGCACCTGCCCGTAGTCCTTCATGATTGCTACGAACCCCTCAACCTCCTGAGCAAGCCACTCCTTAAAGAGCCCTACTGCGTTCGTGATTTCCACCACATTCTCCTCCACCTCCTTCATAAAGGAAGCACGCAGTCCTTCGTAAGTTTCACGTCGCTCAATGCGATTCTGCTTTTCCTCTTTCTGTAACTCAGCCAGCAATGTTGCTCGCTCTTCCGCACTCAAATTCTTAATGTTTACTGTGTCCATATTGTTCTTTTTTGAATCAATTATAATTATTCTTCACTTCGTGACCAGTTAAGCTGCTGGCGCTCATCCTCAATCTCAAAAGAGAGCTGCTCAAGGCAGTTGTCGTATTCCTCTTCACCCATGCCCTTCGTGAGGGTATGGAGGTGATCCATCATTTGCTTTACAAATTCTCTTGGTGTCATTTTTTTTAATTTTCTATATTATTTATCGGAATATAGACAAACGAGATCGTATTCCTATATTCTTCTTGTGAGGGCTTTAGTTTTAGCCCACCTTTGCGCTTGATTGTCCTCAGTTTTACGGAGAGTTCTTCAAGTTCCTCAATACTGATATTCCTAAAAGGCTTGCCGGCAAGACGAGGATTCATGCAGAAGTTGTCAACTCGTGCCCAGTCTGTTGTATCGACACCAAGCTGCTGCATCAGCTTCAGGCACACGCTGCGCTTTCGGCGGAGTTCCTTTCGGATTGCCTCTCTGCGCTCGTCAAAACCTACCACTCGTTCCATATCGTTGCACATCGTATCGTACTCCTGTATGGATGTCTCGTGCAGGTGGACCGTCCGACCGTGGGTATATTGTTCCACAAGGTTTTCTTTGTCTGCTTTTGGCAGCTGCTTTAAGAGCGCGTAAAACCGCGCGTAGTTTCGCTCTGCTCCCATAATACCTCCTTCCATCTTTTATAGTTTGTACGGGCTTTTGTTACTGCATCTGTCAAGCTCCCCTTAACATCATCGATGTCAAACAACGGGACACCGCTGACACTCACATAAAGCCGACCCTGAAACTCCATCACCTGCACAGCCTTGCATGCCTCTGCGTCAAGCAATGCTTGGCGCTCTGCCTCGATACGGTCCGCACGCTGCTCGTGCCATACTTGAATACGCTTCTTGATCTCGTCTAAAATAGTTGCCATATATAGTTTTCGTTTAATGATTATTAAATGTAAATGAACTCACCGAATAACACAAGGACCGGTTCGCCTACTCCCATTACCCATTCTCCTCGTTTTCTATCATATCCTTCTGGTGGAGAGATGATGGTGTGTTTACTTGCTGGAAGCAAGTTCTTGAACTGGGGACCACTTGCCGTGCAAAGAGTTATCTGTATATACTTCTTGTCCAACCTATTGATACAACTGTTTAGCTTGTTTTTGTCCTTCTCATACACGTCAATTGTCCCAAGCAAATAACTTTTAACCTCCAAACCACAGCATGAGCAACGATATAAATCATATAGGCCCTTTCTGTTTTTCCGGGCCACCGTATTCTCCTTGACAAATTGATGACCTCCATATGAAAATTCTACTCGTATCATATTTTATCTTTATAATATTGATGCTTTCCACTCGATTGTTACCACGGCATCGACCTTGCCGCTGCCTCCACAGATCGGGCAGTATTCTTTTTCGGATTGGCCCTTGTAATTACAGCCGACGAAGTAACCATTTCCCTGGCAATACTCGCAATTATGCCCCTTACTCACTATCTTCTCCTCCTTTGCCCTCAAACTGGGAGGACGCAGCTCTATCTGTCTTGCTATTTTGCTCATAACTATCGTATTTCTAATTGTACATTAAAATGATATTCTCTGCATAATCGCTTCACCTGGGTAACATTAAAAGGTTCTTGGTCAAAGGCAAAGAAAATTGTTCGTTCTCGTGTCTGAACTCGCACACCCTTCTTACGTAGCCTATATAGTAGATTGTCTCGTATTTTTGCCATAACCTTACTCTTTAGGATTTTCTCCCCAGTATATATTTGCACGCTCTTCCCAAATGGTATAATAGCCCAGGTTCCCAAAATACCGTCCCTTACTGATGGCCCGATAACCCTCCACCCAGATCTTCAATGCAGCATCATACATTACGCTTATAGCTGTACGTCCTGCTGGCTTATTGCCATCAGCCTGACTTATAAAGATGAGCAGTTTGTCCCTGTGTCGGTCTTTGAAGTCTTGGTAGTCCTTGAAACTCATCTGTGTGTACTGGAAGCTGTCTATCACAACAATATCGGGACTCTTGCGCCTGCTCAGCCGTGCGTCCAGTTCCTCCATGCCCTCACAGAGCAGTACGAACCGTCTCGCCACATCCTGCATGCCGGCTTTCATGAGGGCGTTCTTCATCGTCAGCGAGAAGCCTTCCTCCAAGCTGTCGTAAGCGACCTTGCCGTACTTTGCTAACTCTTTACAGAGCTTCATGGTAAAACTCGTCTTACCGCTTCCACTGCGTCCCCAGATAAACCAGACACCGTCACGTTCTGGCGAACCGAAAGCATCAGCCCAAACTCCCTCAAAAGGATAGGTTTCTTTTTTCATACGTAGCATATCTATTACTGACATTGCCCTGTTCATTTTTCTGCTGTTTTATGGCTATTCAAACGCTGCTTGATCGCTGTTTGAGCAGCCATCAGTTTAATCCTATGAATACTCTTTTTTACACGCCGCAAATCAAACTCGTATTCCTCCGAATCTCTCACCACTTCTGATATGCGTGCTTTATCTGTCACACCATTTGCCATACACACGGCGTAGACATCGTGAGCACCTGTCCGCTCCAGCTCAAAGAATTTGCGGCCGATGCGCGAGTGAATCTCATTGTAGCCGCACTTGTTGTAGCGCAGGCCCATCGACATACGGCGTTTGATATAACTCGTAGAGAAAAAGACGATACCGCACTTGTCTTCCAGACGATTGTATAGGTCGATGAAGTAATGGAAGACGCGCTCCGGCAGTTTGTCCGCCTCGTCGAAGAGGAGTAGCGGCGCATCCATCTGAATAAGGTCGTCAATAATTCGGTCGAGCAACTCTCTGATGCTGTAACCTTCTGTTCTCTGACCGATACGACGTGCAATCTCGCGGATGAAGTCGCTTTTCTTCATATCTTCTGAGCAGAGGATATAAAACACCTCATTATGGTCATTGGCATAAAGCTTAGCAGTCGTTGTCTTTCCACATCCTGCTTCACCTACAACCCACGTAACATTTCTGACAGACTGAGCGTCAGTCATGGCAAACACCATTTCTTGAAAAGATTTTGTCTCTACGACCTGCCAGTCTGTTCCAGTACTTGTCCCAAGCTGTGATGCAAGATTGCGCCACATCTCGTCCGAAATATTCTCCCACTTACCCTGCAGAATACTACTTATCGTCGCACTGCTCGTCCCTGTAAGACTCTGTGCTGCCTTATTCTGGCTGGGATATTTGGAAACGTATTGTTTCAAACTGGCCTGTATCTGTACCTTTTCGTTTTGTGTCAACTTGCTCATAAAACTTTTATTTAGTCATTTTTTTTACTTTATAATTTACCTGCAACGGAGGCTATATCAACTACAGTATTCTCAACCGTCGACCAATCTTCAAGGCTCACTTGTTTAGTCTTGCGACCTATCTTATACTCCTCAGCTGGACGGCTGTAGATACCCGTGCGTCGTTCTATCTGCCTGCGCTCGGCGGCCGTCATACCCTTTGGCTTCGGGCTGCGCAGCCCATGCTGCTCTGGCAACACGCCGTGGGCTTTTTCAATCTCCCGTCCTGCCACCGTTCG